CACTTTTGTTGTACAGTCTCAGAAACCAACAGTATTGTTCATTTTTACAGTCAGCTGCTTTCGTTTTATCACTTCTAATCTTAGATACATATTCATCTACCAATTTGAATACTTGTGGTAATTTTTCTTTGATTGTATCTCGAGTGATCTTGTAACCTTCAACTGCACCTGAGGCAGATTTATTACCATGGTTTTGTGCGATGTGTATGATGTCATTTACATATGGATTTAGACTGTTAGATATTGTACTACAATCCAACTCCTTAAACTTACCACTCTGAGCTGGTTTAAGATATCCATTCCATAAGTTTAGAATAAACGGTAGCAGTATTACGAACAATATGATAAGTATCGTTCTAATCTTCATATAATACAGTGTCATTTTTTTTCAACTCCTAAAATCTTTTTACATCTAGGATGAGTACAACCCGTTTACTGTTCCCAGTTTTGATAACTTCGTGGTATCTTGAGTGATCAAATAGGAAATCTTGACCCTCACGATGGACGTGTGGTCCTCTTTCTGTATACAAAGTACAGTCACCATTTCCAAGTATCGTGAGATGATATCTAAGTAAATGATTTGTTTCAGCTCGGTGAGGTGATAGAGTCATAGGAGCATCCATAACTGCGAACGAAGCCGTAGACTCCTCAATAGAGGGTATCTGTCTAACAAGACTTTTGAGTTTGGGGAACTGATCAAATTTGTATCGGTAGTAGTTATCATTTTTGTCAAACCAAGGATCGACGTCATGATACATAGTCTTCTCTAGAGTTTTTGAAACTTCTTCAAATTCTTCACGTATCTGCTTATAATGTGATTTGATTAACCAGAGACCCCTGAAATTCCAGGGTGAGTACGTGGGTGAATGAGCTATAAAGTCTATAAGAGTATTTCTCATACCCACAAATGGTCTTTTCCAGTTGTGGAAGTATAATCTATCTACAGGCAATTTCATGAAATCGTGACAGATCAATACAAATGGAATTCCAACCAAGTACCACATTATTTTCTCCTTACATAATAAATGCCAGGTTATACCCCAAAAACCTCTATGTATGCCCCCGCCCCCACCACTGAAACTAAGGAGATGAAGGATCGTTTCACGATGCCTGCCATCCCCCAGCTCACCATCGTTCAGATGATCATCGCTGGTGTTATCATCGCGTATGCTTTCACTGCTCGTAAGATTAAGGGTGTCGTTGTCGCGACTCTCGCCCTTACTATTGGTCTGCTGCACATGTATGACCACCTTTACCGTGTGAAGCGTGGCCCTGAGAAGCTCTTCCTCTTCCCCGGTGATGACAAGAAGGAAAACTACTGTGCCACTGGTGCATGTGGTTGCGGTAAGTAAATTATATTTGTAGATATTAAGTATGCGCGTCAGGATTGTTCGCAGCCCCAATTCTAAAAAGAAATTCAGGGCAATTTTAGAAGACGGTAAAACTGTTGATTTTGGTGCAAGAGGTTATTCAGACTACACCAAACACAAGACTCCCTCACGTATGCGTTCCTATGTATTACGTCATGGAGGTCAGATACCTAAACGTATTATAGCAGAGAGAGATCCCAATAGGATTCAGAACCTAATGTTAGACGTCAATCGGAGTGATAAAGAGGATTGGAAAATGAGCGGTATCAACGGGGCCGGTTTTTGGTCACGTTGGTATCTCTGGAGTTTTCCAACTACTGGAGGTGTCAAACGGTTTATGTCTAACAGATTTGGGATACAGATCGTTTAAATTCCTGGAACTTTTCAAAAAAGTGTATAATTAGAACGAGGCGTTTATATAAATCTGAACCTAAATCATATTTAACTAGATCTTCCATGGAATCAAAGTAAATTAGGTCTACATCTTCCAAATCACACATCTTTTTGATGTAATTGTCAATAGTGTAGTGTATGCTATCAAAATTATCACCTTCCCATTCTCTCAAAATCTTCTTAATCTGTTTCAGTTCAAGATGTTTTGAAAGAGTGTTTACCACACACAACTTAGAAATATGTACTAATTTTTTAGATGTCTCACCATCTATTTCACGATACCACATTTCTCTTTTACGAGTACGATTTTTCTCGTCACCTTCTTTTATACTTTCAGAAAAATTGGATATGAGTATCTGTGCGTTCTCAATATTTTCATCGTTCATGATCCAATTATTCGCGAGGTCTTTTAAATTTTTGATGTTTAGGTCTTGTTCCTTTGACTGACAGAAACATCCTAAATCTCTAAATATACCCATGCTATTATCATAGCTATATTTTTTAAGCCTTACGCGTTCGCGGGCTTGTTGTTGGGCTTCGCGTTGTTGTTGGGCTTCTTGTTGCCGTTGTTGGGCTTCGCGTTGTTACCGTTGTTGGGCTTCGCGTTGTTGGCGGACTTGTTGTTACCGTTGTTGGGCTTCGCGTTGTTAGCGGGCTTGTTGTTACCGTTGTTAGCGGGCTTGTTGTTGCCGTTGTTGGCGGGCTTGTTGTTGCCGTTGTTGGCGGGCTTGTTGTTGCCGTTGTTGGGCTTAGCATTGTTGTTGGGCTTGGTGTTGCCGTTGTTGGGCTTGTTGTTGCCGTTGTTGGCGGGCTTGTTGTTGCCGTTGTTGGGCTTAGCATTGTTGTTGGGCTTCGCGTTGTTGTTGGGCTTGGCATTGTTGTTGGGCTTGGCATTGTTGTTGGGCTTCGCGTTGTTGTTGGGCTTGGCATTGTTGTTGGGCTTCGCGTTGTTGTTGCCGCCGTTCGCAGCACGCGCCTTGTTAATGGCGTCGGTCGCTAATTTGAGGGCAATCTCACGGAGCTTCTTGGCACCATTGTTGAGAGCGTTGTTCGCGGGCTGGTTATTATTAGCCATGATCGTAATATACTAATTAGTAAGATTATTTTTCCTCATCCCCTTTTTTTTCAATACATTTTTCAATTCAGCCATAAGTGCCGCGCGCTTAGTATTTACTGGGGGTTTCCTGGATGGAGGTGGAGGTGGAGGTGGAGGTGGAGGTGGGGGTACACCACCGGAACGCATTGTCATTTGAGGACCCGGGCTCACAATAGTTCTACACACCCGAATAACATGCTGAGCATTCTTGACACTATTTTCAAAATTCAATCTAATTTTCGCGCGGAGTTCCTTAGCAGTTAGTTTGACCCGCTTACCACGGACATCCTTAGTAACTCGCAGACCCGCCTTCTTAGCCTTCTCTTTCAGATCTTTGTACTGCATATTACTATAAACAATTATTTTTTAAAGAATATGAAATATTCTTCACTTCCCTGAGTATTATCAGCAAACTGTTTAATACCTCGTACTGGATTGATGACAGCTCTAGTAAAACCAATGCGTCGACCCATAGCTGAAATATGAGAGGGTGGTAAAAGGTACATACTATGCCCGTTTGTTGTAAGTTTTTTATTGTTAGAATGTTTTTTCATTCCCAATGGTACGTTATTTCCGACATACTTGCTTATATCCCAATCACTAGGCCAATTCGCACTTTTTATAGGGTAAAAAGTTTCATTATACCGTACCCAGTTTGAAAATAAACTACGTGTCCACCACGAACCATATACGAGATTAGGATAAAGTACATTACAGTGTCCCCCTTTATCGGAACGAATAGGTAAGTCTGTGTTTGATGCAGTTTCATCACACCCGTCACATATGTTATTGGGATCTACACCATGAAAAATAAATGTCCCACCGGGCTTGAGCCAATTGTACACATTTTGAATAAACTTTTGAGTTTTACTTGTATATTGCCCGGCGCCATACATACACGCTATAACATCATATGATTGATCTCCCCATGCTTTACGATCAAGATAATTGCCCTGAACTATGCTTATTCCAGGGTTTTTGGAACGTGCCACAGATATTTGATCAATTGATAGATCCATACCAGTTGTAACAGAATCTGGCCATATATCTTTCCACATATTTATGTGATTGCCTGTACCACATCCTAGATCTAAAATTGTCTTAGGTTGAGTGTCAACATTTTTGGAAATATATATCACTTCAGATTTGTATCTCTTTTTATCATACCAAATCGCGTCATATAACTTAGAATAGTCTCCATTATATGTATATTGACATTTGTGATCACATTGTACCCTATAAAAATAAATCAAGCTGAGTAGAACTATGAATATCACAACCATCTACAATCTCACAATAAATATAAAATTTAAAGATAACGAACTTATCAATGATAAGATGAGTGATGTTAATGAACTAAAGGTTATGATTAATCGTGTACTTCTCCCTAGAATACGACAACTTGAGAGCGAGGTTTCATCTTTGAGAAAACATACGTGGCCATATGTACAAGCTCGTAAGGAACATAACGAACTCGATGATATGGAGGCCAAGATACAATTTTTCAAAAATCTAGATGATGAGACAATTAAGGAACTTTTACGTATCAAATCTAAGTTGCGTATAGGTTCAAATCTCCAGCATAGAGAATTTGATATGATTACATTTAGAAATTTAGAAAACAATTTCTGTTAATACTGTATACAATGAGCACAGTAGCGTTATCCAGTGCTTCATCTACATCTGTTGGTGTAGTGATTTCAATAATAGTGATGACGTATTTAGCTGAAATGGATGGTTCGTTACCAAAAATAGCCCTAGCATGCTGTGCCTGTTCAACCTGCTCGGGTGCCATTAGAACGATACAGTATCTCTTACATGGTGTAGCTGGTATCAAGACGTATTACCAGATACAGGAATAAAATCTCAGACTACATTAAATCACTCACGATGGGTGCTGCGGTATCTTCTCTTTGGTTCTTCATCAGTCCAATTCCTGATGTATCAAACAAGGGTAAGTTCAAACAGGTTTCGTCATTCATGATGTCCGTGAGCTGTATGTTCACGATGATCTTGCTTTACTGGGGTAAGCAATTCTATGATGTGCACCCAGGATTTCCGATTCCATTTCCACCATGGTTTTTCCCTGGTATGTTGATACTTTGTTGTTGTTGTTGTTGTTCGACCCTAAAACTATTGGGTCAGGCGAGAAAGATGGGTAACAAAAAGTAAATTAGAAGAAGTTATCGGTGCGATACATCTTAACCCCAAATGAACCAGTCTTACCAGTTATTGAGACTGTTTCATTTCCATATAGTTCCTGACACCCTATATCATCCATACAGTCTCTAGCATTATGACTTACTGGAACTGGATAGATTTGTTGACCAGGTGTAGTCGTGTAGTAATGATACCTATCACGTCTACCACGAACCTCTTTACCGTATAATGGCATAGTGGTTTCACCTGGACCTGTCAATAACCCCATTTGTTGCATCTGTCCAGGTTTATACTTTTTGATGGGTGGTCCCCTAAACTCTGGTTCACGACGCACACTTACTGGGCGAGGTGTTAATGGAAGTTGAGGTTGTGTCGGAACTTTCACAACCCTAGGGTTATACCACATGTAAACGAGAGCAAGTAGTAATGCGATGAGAATACCCGAAAGCATGTGAGTTTTCGTCTTGTTCTTCATTTATTATAGTTAAGGAAAATGTTTCCGATAAAGGTATGAAGATACTAGCGATAGACATCGGGTATCACAATATGGGTCTAGTTTTAGCTGAGTCTTTAACTGGACCGAAGATCATAGTTGAGTACATGAAAAAGGTAAGTTTAGAAGATTACAAGTATTTGAAGACCAATGACTTTGTTGACCTGGTTCCTTTATTTGTAGAGGATCATCAGCATCTATTTGATGCGGCTGAGAAGATACTAATTGAAAGACAACCCCCGGGTGGATTTACGAATATTGAAATTCTTTTACATTACATGTTCAAAGATAAGGTTAAACTTGTTTCACCTGTGAGCATGCATACACATTTTGGTATGAGGCATTTAGACTACGAAGAACGTAAAGAACGGACGGTTTCTCTAGCACAAAAATTTTTAAACGAAGAAATTCCGTATGAAAGGAAACATGATATAGCTGATGCTATGTGTATGATTATGTACGACAACTTCCATTGTACAACCCATATATTTGATCGTTTTAGGTATCATCCACCTTCTTTAAAGACTTGAGTTCATTATTCATAATAATGATTGAATTCTTGATGGCTTCCATTGCCACAAACATTTCATTGGTATTTCCACGGTCAATGAAATCCTGAATATTTTTCAGGTTATGATCAATTGACTCTTTACTGAGACGGGCATTATCTTCAATCTTCTTTTTTGTTTCCTCTAGACGAGTTATTTTAGAGTAAATTGAATCACGGTCACCCATAAACGAATGTGTTAAGCTTTTGATTTCCTTTTTGAGAACATCTTGCTGTTTATAAAGTTCGATACGAGGAGTTTTGGATCGCCCCTGATCAATATCCTTTTGAATCTCATGTATCTTTACAGAAACCACGTTCTTTTCTTCATTAAACGTGTTGAATTTTTCCTCTACTATCTTCTCGAGACGACCAATTTCTTCTTCAATTTTGGTATCCATTATATGATGTGGACAATTTATTTTGAAAATAATCTGTGCACATAATAAATGCCGAGTGCTAAGCAACTTCAGGATGCGCGTAAAAAGTTAAAGGCCACCCCCAAACCTAAGGGTAATTCACCTAGGATACCTTCTGCGGCTCTTCTTCGTATTATCAAAGCGGATCCCAAGATCAAGCGC